AAGCGTACAGAAAGAGTGATACAAAGTGTTAATAAAGTGCGTAAATGGATTTCAACTCCTGGTGTTATGGGTGGGGCCATGACATCAGTGGGTAAACAAGTGGGTCGGTATGCAGACCAGTTGGCGAGCGAGTTTGGGAAAACTGACAATCTAATTGTCAGAGCAGAACTTGCCCGGCTAACAAAACCCGAAATAGCGTTGTCTAGTTTTGAGATTGGGATTCAAAACTATCTGACGTCTAAATTAGGATTAGCATACAACAAGGACGCATCTGGGGACGTGCTTCAAGATCATTTGATAAAACTGGTCTATGAGTATTGTCGATCTCAGGATGTGAAGCTAGATGACTTAGCTCTCCAACCAACTGTTTTGAGAGCCGTGGCTATATACATTACACCAAGCGCGTATGATCACCTGTACTTATCATTGATAAGATCAGGTGCGCTAAAACGCTTGAGGAATGATGCCGGAAATGGTAAGTCGTTTAGTAGGTTGACGCACGCTGTGAACTATGAGGACAGTCGATTGGGCCGCGGGCTTGAAAGACTGGAATGGTTTACGGTGAGGAGGGACGAGGTTGGTGACTGCATGAGTTTAGGCTCGGACCAGGTTACGCTGCCACCTCCAAAGCTAGATGCAACCTCGACAGATAAGGGGGAGGGTGACTCTCCTCCTGGGCCCGAAAGCCCAAAGGCAGTCCTATCACAGGAGCTTCAGGAAATTCCACTTGTTCGGCAGACGGCAGTCGTCGAGCATGTACCAGTTTCTACTATACCTGACAGCAGAACTCAAGGAAGGCCAAATCATGCTCAAATCAAGACTATCACGAGGGTAGTTGCGAAGGGCAAGAGTCACACCCCCCCTGGCAGCGTGCCACCCCATGCACGCAAGCGACGGAGAACGGGTAAGCACCGTTCTACCAGGCCGCGCCAGGGAGGGCCAAAGCAATGCTAGGGACCGGATCTCTTCTTCAGCTACAACACTAAGCCACGTTACACAAGCGACTACATACGTGAGCATGGAGGTGGTGCGCGATTAGCTGTAGAAGGATACGGTCCCGATAAGGACTCCATCTGTGCAGATCTTCTCCCTTTAATTAGGTTGCACGGACACTTTGGAGTCCATTCAAGTTCTATGGACAATGCCATAAGGGCGGTACAGGAGAGAGTAATCTTGACTAAAACTGGGGGTCCACCCCACCGCCCGGCACCTAAGTACTTTGAAGAGGTGATGAGGAAAACAAGAGCACGCCTGCTTAAGAAACGTAACTACGTTCAACCGATGAGCCCAGATGAATTTCTGGAGACGTACCGGGGACAACCAATGAAACTAAAACGTTATGAGGCAGCCAGAGAGAAATGTCAAGGTGTTGGCATGTCTCGCCGAGAGGCTTTTGTTAAATCATTTACCAAATCAGAGTGGGTCGACTTTTCCTCAAAGCCAGACCCGGCTCCCAGGCTTATCCAACCCAGGAGTTACACTTACAACTATAGACTTGGACGCTTTATAAAAGCATTAGAGAAGCCCGTTTACAAACAAATAGCTAAAATGTACGGGGAAACGACAGTAGCAAAGGGTCTTAACGCAAGACAACGTGGTAGGTTAATCGC